GTTCATGACCAAGTTCACGGTCGGCGCCGTCACTGCTGCAATTGCACCGGAAGCTCGCACTTCCGTTGCTATTTCAGAGATGGGCGTACTATCTTTGATACACGCGCGTGTACTTGCGGCTGGCAATGGTATTGTGCATAAGCTTCTTTCGGGTTTTTCTGGAGTTCTCAGGGAATACAATTACTCTATCGAGGGACGTTACGATGTGCAACTACCGGATTTTATGAAGGCAGTTGGTTATCATGAGTATCATCAGGTGGATTCGGCTGCTGGTATGCAGCATGATTGGTTTCCACCAGGTTATGGTCCTGGGTATGGGTTTTCAGATCATCTTATCTCCCATGCTTTCGGTGATGATGTTGTTGTTCGCGATTTGGCGTTCCAGAATATCGAAATTGACGACATACCACCACCAAAACATTCGTGGGTTGAGCGTATGGCAGCTGTCACCACATTCGTACGAAACCAGGCTGCCGCTGTAACGGCATATGATCCTGAGGAGTGCGATGGTATTCAGTTACCAGCGGTGTCAAGTGTGCCCGTCGGTGGCGAGCAGGAGCCCGAGGTCATCAAAGTGGCGAAACTCAATTTGGTCAAGGACGAGTTACGTCGAACGCCGTTGATGGAAATGCGGTGCAGGCATCTTGACGACGCTCAAGGTTTTACACCTGAAGCAGACGAGCTTGTTAGGCGTGTTTTGGACAGTGCTCCAACTGAGTCGACTAAGGTCGATGTCGTGTATAACAGTTATCTGGCACCACCGTTACAGCTCGAGACTTCAAGAGGTGCAGTGTCTGCGACACCTTTGGAAGACATCAGGTCTGCTTTGATGATGTTGTTTCCTCACAGTCTGGTCATGAACACTGAGTACGTTGAAGCGGACCGGGCCTATGGTGAAGTCAGTATTATCGCGCGCACATTGCGTATGAAGATTGACGTCAGCAAAATCGAGTTTCTGAAACCCGAGATTGCGTTCAAACCTGTGTTGCGTGGTCACGTGTTGCCGCACATCAAGAATAATACGGTCAATACGTTGGCAACACTTGCCAAGCGCAATGCCGATACGCCATATCAATTGACGGCCAGCGGTACGGATGAAAAATGGGCCATGGTGAGAAAAGCCATGTACGAAGTTTACTTCGTGAAGGATACTGAGAAGTTTCTTAGTGTTCAAGAACCAGTGGCAGCGAATGAGCGTAACATTCGCGAGTGGGCTGTCAAACAGTCAGCTGAGAAACTTCGGCGTCTGTTTGATGACAAAGATTTCAGCATTGCTGAAATAACACAGCGCACGAAGAAGTTGCATCTCATGCTTAAAGGAAAATTGAAGCCTGAGATGGATGAGACTTATGACTCAGCATTGAGACTCCCGCAGTCCGTTCAGTATGACCCGACTGGTAAGAGTGTTGCGCTGCTCTCTCCAGCGTTTCGGGACATAGTAAAACGCGAGTTTTACTGTTACAAACCCAACGTGCTTGTGATGCAGCGGAAGAGTCTTGACGATCTTGTCCGCTTTCTCAATCATTTCGATCACAGGACAGACGTGCGTGGTCTGCCTAGACAGTATATCGAAATTGACGAGACAATGTTCGATAAGTCGCAGGTACGTGAAGTTGCGCAGTTGTATCTCAACTATCTGAAGGATATGGGCCTGCTGCCTGAGTACATCGAGTTGGTTGCGCAAATGTTCAATAGGGAAGTTTCTAGTGTCAAGGCCGGTGTGCAGATTCTTCTGCATGATCAAAATGTCTCCGGTGCTGCCTTCACGTTACATCGTAACAATACGGTCAGCATGATCATCATGGCGTTGTTTTTGCAACGCGTACTGGACAAGATTGAGTTCATAATGATGATGGGAGACGATGTCACCATCGCCATTCGTGGTGATGTTGACACCGCGACGTGGGAAGCGGAGTTGAACAGGATGTTCAATATGTCAGCAAAGATTACCACGCAGACGCATGGTTATTTCTGCTCAACTGACATTGTGCATCGATATGACGGTACTACTACAGTGACCAGAGACGTTGTCAAGGCCATGTGTTCACTCATGGTTCAAGACCACAAGGATGAGGACAAGTTTGATGAGATGTTTATATCATTCTCTGATAGCTTTAAATACATCCAAGATCTTGGCACTCAACAGTACCTGATCAATGCTTTACCCAAGAGATGGTGTAAAGTATTGCCGACGGCTACGCCGGAGGCATTTCGCCTGTTGATAACAGGTTTTGCTGGTATACTACGTGGTGGTAAACCGGCATTCAGGTCGTTTTTTAGCGACGAGAAGTTTACTAAGCACTATTGAGTGCTTATGG